CCATCCGAGCAAGGGGACAAGAATGACACAAAACAAAATCATCAAGGATGAATTATTTTTGACCTTTAAAGAATGGAATGCAAGAAATGTCTATATAAAAAAAGGAGAAAAAGCAACTTGGTTTGATGGCGTACCTAAATTTTCAAAAAATCAAACAGTTTTAAAAAAAATTAATTTTGAGAGAAATAATTCAAATCGTCATGATGAATTTTCAGATGAAATTTATTATGGTAGTGTGTTTGATGAATTTTCAATTTGTGAATGAACATGTTTATAGCAGTCAAAAACTTTTACGGAAAAGGAGAACAAGCATGACAAGCTATTGCGTGTACTGCAAGCGCCCTGTTTTCACCATACTAATCAAATGTAGGAGTTGCGGGAAATGACTAAAGACGAAGCATTAAAAAAAATGTATCAATTATTGTTGACAGAACCCCATGCCCCTACGCTTTGTGACCAGCTTGAAAATATCGCAAGAGAAGCCTTGGCACAGCCAGCACAGAAGCCTTTGGGCTACATCGCGTCAATGGCTGCGAATGATCTTTTGGCATCCATATACCGTGACGTGACTGTCTACGGCGAAGATTTGGAAGATACGGTTGCGATCTACACCACCCCACCACAGCGCACATGGGTTTATTTGACGGATGAGGAGAAGCATGAGATTGAACTAAAAGCGGGGATAACAGAAGACGATGACGGGTATATCGTTTCCCAAATGTTTAAGCTGACTGAAGCCAAACTTAAAGCAAAGAATTTTGCGTAAGGAGAAGAATACATGAACACCTATGAAGATGACGAGTTTGCCCGGATTGAGATGGAGCAATCCATCCGCGAGAAGGCACTGCAAGCCCTGCACGCCGAGAACGAACGGCTTGGCCTGTACGACGAGGTGTACGGCATTCCGTTTGTGGAACAAGACGAACTGAAGAAGCTACTGAAGGAACAACAATGACAAAAGACGAAATCATTGAGATGGCGCGGGAAGCAGGGGCAGTATTCCCGGCTGATGGTAGCTATCATTCATTTGAAACTCCCGGAACACTTGAAGCCTTTGCCAAGCTGGTAGAAAAGAAAACGCGCGATCACATCACGGATCTGGTTGATGAATACGATGGCTGGATTGGAGATCGCATCAGAGAGGATGCAGGTGAAAAAATTGAGAAACTGCCTGATGTAGATCGTGCCGCACTGTTGCGGGAATTACTGCCCGAGATTCAAAAAATTTTTAATTTGGAATACAAGAAAGCCAAGGAGCAAGAGTGAAATCATCCCGCCATCAAGCCATCCGTGAGCTGCTGCTGGAATCAGAGGACGGCATGACCATCCAAGAAGTTGCAGACAAGCTGGGCACCGGCTACAAGTCGATCCAGAAGACAATCAAACTCATCTGGGGCGTGTACATCGACCGCTGGACAGTGCCCAAGCGCGGCCAGTTCGCAGCCGTGTACATGTGTGTATCCGTACCAAACCACGCTCCTCACCCGACCGAGCGCTATATCCCTCAAACCATGTGGCAACCAAAGCAATGACCAAACCTGTATCCCCATTTCGCTGGTACGAAGAAGTCCGGCCCAGTATATTTGCCACTGACCCGCATTTTAAAAGCCGCTTTAAAGCTGGCTTGATTGATGACGACGAAGGGCTCAAGTACAAGCAGTTCGGAACCAAACACCTATCGCTTACCCCACTGGCCAACATCCACAGCAACCCAATTACCGAAAGAAAACGCAATGACTAGACCAATCCCCACAGACGCACAGATGGAGCTGTTCCCCAAAGAATGTGCAGCAAAAGCAGACACGCTACAAATCGGTGGCCAACACTACAAAGACATGGGCATCCAGCCATGGGCTGTGATGGAGGCAGTGCTTACCCGTGATGAGTTTGTAGGCTTTCTCAAAGGCAACGTCATCAAGTACGCTATGCGCCAAGGCAAGAAAGACTCGGACGATGCCAACAAAGCCCGGCACTACGCCGTCAAACTAGCGGAGGTGCAACGTGGCAGCAACACCTGAAGCCAAGGTCAAGCTGGCCGTGCGCAAGATACTCGACTCGTTGGGTATCTACTACTTCATGCCGCCCGGCGTAGGCTTTGGCCGCGCTGGGATACCGGACATCATCGGCTGCATGAATGGGCGCTTCATCGCCATCGAGTGCAAGGCAGGCAAGGGCAAGGCCACTGCGCTGCAAGAGCGCGAGCTGATCGCTATATGCAACCACGGCGGGTTCACGTTCATTGCGCGTGAGGACTGCTTGGATGAACTTAAACAACTACTGGAGAAGCTACATGACTGAGATGGACGAAGAGATGAACAAGATGTCACGCGCTGCGTTGGCACGCCTTGAGAAGATTGGCAACGACGAGCGCCGCCAGTTGGGCCACATCTTGACGATGCTGGCCGAGTGCTACGGCGAGGGGGCAACAGGCATGGCTGTGGTTGCGTTTCGTATGAACAAAGAAGTGACCGCACTGCTGGGCGTGAACACCAACGACATGGACGCAGCAGAGATGCTGCGCGAGGCAGCAGAGATCATGGCCCACGCACTGGTCGTGGACGCACCACCCAAGGAGATGTTTAATTGAGCGCACCATACGACCGGATTATTGTTCTTGACTACGAAACGGCCTGGGGGCGCGGCGTCAAGCTGGGCTTCTCATGCCAGACCAACGAGGAGTATGTGCGCGATCCGCGCTTCAAAGCATGGGGCCTGTCGTGGAAGGACTACGGCTCTGATGAACCCGCCGTGTGGGTGACGCACAAAGACCTGCCCGAGTTCATGGCCAGCGTAAACTGGAGCCGCACAGCAGTCGTTGCACAGAACGCGCTGTTTGACGTGTCGATACTGGAGTGGGTGTATGACGTGCACCCTGCGTTTATCTTTGACACCCTGTCCATGGGCCGGGCACTGCGCGGCGTTGAGGTAGGCAACAGCTTGAAGAAACTCGCTGAGATGTTTGGCTTGCCGCCCAAGGGCGATGGGCTGTCCCCCTCAGAGAATATCCTTGACGAGCTGCCGCCCGATGTGGAGCGCACGCTGGCCGACTACTGCTGCCACGACACATGGCTGTGTGAGCAGATTTTCAAACGCTTGGTTGTTGGGTACCCCGCCAAAGAGCTGCGCCTCATTGACATGACACTCAAGATGTACACGCGTGCGTGCCTTGTGCTCGACCCCAACATGTTGTCCGATGCCATCATTGAAGAGAAAGAAAAACGTGAAGCACTACTACAAAAGCTCGGCGTGGAGGAGACTGCACTTGCGTCGAACCCTCAGTTTGCGCAGATACTTGTCTCAATGGGCGTGCCTGCCCCTACGAAAATCAGCAAGACCACTGGGAAGGAGGCGCTTGCTCTTGCAAAAAATGACGCGCTATTTCAAGCGCTGCTCAATGGTGAACGTGAAGACGTTGCCCTTCTTTGTGAAGCGCGTCTACGGGTTAAGTCAACCACTGAGCGCACCCGTGCACAGCGGTTCTTGGACATCTCCCAGCGGGGCGCGTTACCCGTCCCGCTCTCGTACTATGGTGCGCTCTCGGGCCGCTGGACTGCAAGCAAAGGCAGCGCCATCAACATGCAAAACCTCAAGCGAGGCAGCTTCTTACGCAAAGCGATTATGGCTCCCGAAGGCCACCAGCTCGTCGTGGGGGATCTCTCGCAGATTGAGCCGCGAGTACTCGCGTGGCTTTCGGATTACGAAGATATGCTCGACATCTTCCGGGGAGGTGGTGACCCTTACGCCGCGTTCGGTGCTCAGATGTTTAACATACCCGGACTTACAAAAGAGTCGCATCCAGACCTACGGCAGTCTGCGAAAAGCGCTTTGCTCGGGTGTGGCTACGGCCTCGGGTGGGCGGCGTTTGCGTCGCAGTTGTTGGTCGGCTTCCTCGGCGCTCCACCACAACGATATGACCTAGCCTTTGCGAAAAAACTCGGAGTTACACAAGAAGCCGCGCAGAAGTTCCTCGACTGGGAAGTCAATGTGGAGAAGCTCGAGGCCATACCGCACACCTGCACTACCAAAGAGTTGGTGATCCACTGCCTTGCAGCCAAGGCCATCATCGACAAGTACCGTTCAACGGCTACGCCTGTCGTGGCGTTCTGGGATATGTGCGGCGCACTCATCGAGGAGTCGCTGTACAAAGGCAAGGAGTACAAGCACAAGTGCCTGACCTTCCGCAAGGGGGAGATCGTGCTGCCATCCGGCATGAGCTTACTGTACCCTGACTTGAACGTGCGCCGGGCCAAGGACGAGAAGACAGGCAAGGAACAAAAAGAGTGGACGTACGGTGAAAACCGTACTAAGATATACGCAGGAAAGATTACCAACAACGTCACGCAGGGCGTAGCGAGATGCGTGATGACGGATGGTATGGTTAGAACTGCAAAGAGGTACTTTGTGGCGGGAACAGTGCATGACGAACAGATCGTTGTGGTTCCTGACGCAGAGGTACAGGACGCGAAGACTTGGGTCTTGGCGCAGATGACTATGGAGCCGCCATATATGCCGGGCATTCCATTGGACGCTGACGGTGGCGCTCACCGTAGGTATGGGTTAGCAAAAAACTAAGGGGAAGAATGAAACCAAGCAACGTAAAACTACCAATCACCATCCGAGTGGGCAAGCACAAGTACTCAGTCGAGGTTGTGGAGGCCATGCTGCGTAAGCGTGAGATGGGGCGGGTGCACTACCCTACTCGCAAGATCGAGATTGGCCGCATGAGCAACACAACAGGCAAACGCTACAGCGACACACAGGTGCTTGACTCATTCTGGCATGAGGTGACTCACGCAATCCTCGAAGAGATGGGCAGACACACCCTTAACGCTGACGAGCGCTTCGTCACTGAGTTCGCCAACCGCCTGACCAAAGTCATCCAGACAGCGGAGTTCAAATGAAGCAAGTCACATGGAGCCACAGCGCACTCAAGGACTACGAGGGGTGCGCTCGTCGCTACCACGAGGTCAAGGTCTTAAAGAAGTACCCCTTCCAAGAGACCGATGCCACACGGTACGGCACGGACGTGCATGCGGCCATTGAACACTACATCGTAAACGGCACACACATCCCTGAGAAGTACGCGCAGTTCCAGCCTGTGGTGGACGCGTTGCTGGCCAAGCCCGGGCGCAAGCTGGCTGAGTACGAGATGGGCGTCACCACTGACCTACGCCCTACTGGGTTCAAGGCCAAGGACGTGTGGGTGCGCGGCATTGCCGACATCCTCATCATCGACGACGACAACCTGACTGCATGGGTGGGGGACTGGAAGACGGGCAACAACAAGTACCCTGACCGAGACCAGCTCGTTCTCATGTCAATCATGGTGTTTGTTCACTTCCCACATATCCGCAAAGTCAACAGCGCGTTGCTGTTCATCGTCAAGGATGATATGGTCAAGATGCAGATGCAGCGCAGCCAAGCCGAAGCGATCTGGTGGAAGTACCGTGAGCGTGTGGCGCGGCTTGAAGGCAGCTTTGCAAACGATGTGTGGAACCCCACGCAAACCCCACTGTGCGGCTGGTGTCAAGTCACTGGCTGCGAGTTCAACCCCAAACACTAAGGAAAATTCATGCCTTATAAAAACCCCAAAGACCGCGACACGTATCCTGCTTATGCGCAAAAACCAGCCGTCATTAAAAAACGTGCTGAGCGAAACAAAGCCCGGGCCATGCTAATGAAAGAAGGCATTGTGCACAAAGGTGATGGCATGGATGTGGATCACATCAAGCCAGTAGACAAAGGCGGCAAGACCGTGCGAAGCAACCTCCGCGCTAAACCTGCTTCCGCTAACCGCACATTCAATCGCACCAAGAACCACTCAGTCGCATAACTAAAACAACCGGAGAAGCATGTGGAAATTGTTGACGACAAGGCACTCATCCTAAGAACCCGAAACCCTCACAAGTACAGCATCATTCCCAAACACAAGATCGTTGAAACACACGAGGATGGGTCGGCGTCTGTTGCTGTCTACTGGGGGCTGGATGAGGCGCGGGTACTGCGCAATCTGGGGGTAAAGAACGTACCCTCACCAATCACTCGGCGCTACGACTGGCCGGGGCGCTACAAGCCGATGGCTCACCAGATGGAGACAGGGGCGTTCCTAACCATGTACCGCAGGGCATTTGTGTTCAGCGAGCCCGGGACAGGCAAGACGCTCTCTGCACTGTGGGCAGCGGACTACCTGATGAAGCTCGGTAAAGTCAGGCGTGTACTCATCCTGTGCCCGCTGTCGATCATGCACAGCGCATGGATGGGAGACATCAACAGCAGCATCATCCATCGCTCTGCCGTCATCGCCCACCATCCGCAAGCTGCTCGGCGCATTGAGATGATCCAGCGGGACTACGAGATCGTCATCACCAACTACGAGGGGCTGAACCTTATTGCCGAGGAAGTCCGAGCGGACGGGCGGTTTGATCTGGTGATCGTGGATGAGGCCAACGCCTACAAGACCCCCACCACACGGCGCTGGAAAGCGCTCAACTCCATCCTGACACCCAACACCTACCTGTGGATGATGACGGGCACCCCGGCCTCGCAGTCCCCTGTGGATGCGTATGGCCTAGCCAAGCTGGTCAACCCCGAGGGCGTGCCCAAGTTCTTCACGGCGTGGCGCGATCAGGTCATGAACAAAGTGACGATGTTCAAGTGGGCAGCGAAGGCCGATGCCAAAGACAAGGTGCACGAAGCGTTGCAGCCAGCGATCAGGTTCACCAAATCCCAGTGCCTTGACCTGCCGCCAGTGCTGACGGTTACTCGCCAAGTCCCGTTGACACCACAGCAAAAGAAATACTACGAGCTGCTCAAGGAGCGCATGCTGGTGCAGGCTGCTGGAGAGACCATCACGGCGGTCAATGCCGCTGCTGGCGTGAGCAAGCTCCTCCAGATCAGTTGCGGCGCGGCGTACACCGACGACAAGGAGGTGGTGACATTCGACTCAGCGCCGCGCTTGGCTGTGCTCGAAGAAATCTTGGAAGAGACAGATCGCAAGGTCATTATCTTTGCGCTGTTTCGTAGCACCATCGACACGATCAGTCAACACCTGACCAAGAAGGGGATCACCAACGAGTGTATCCATGGCGACATCACCCCAAACAAACGCGGCGCAACGATCAGCCGATTTCAAAACGACCCCAACCCTCGAGTGCTGGTCATGCAGCCTGCGGCCTCGGCCCACGGCATCACGCTGACTGCTGCCGATACGGTGGTGTTCTATGGCCCCCTGATGAGCGTGGAGCAGTACATCCAGTGCTGCGCACGAGCTGACCGCAAGGGGCAGACAGCAGACAAAGTGACGGTCATCCACATCGAAGGTAGCCCCATCGAGAAGCGGATGTTCGCTGCCTTGGCTGGACGAGTAAGTGAAAACCACTTGCTTACAAACATGTTCGACACTGAAATTAAATCTTGAAAAGGAGTTTACAAAGCCCAAAAAACCCGTGTACACTGTCCAACCTTAGACACAACAACAGGAGAAGTAGATGAGTGAAGAAGTCATTCCGCTGGATAAGCTGGCGAAGATTTACCGCAAGTTGCGGGGCAAGATCACTGAGTTGACGCAAGAGTACGACACGCAAGTGGAGACACTCAAAGCGCAGCAAGAGGAGATCAAGAACGCAATGAAAGATCAGATGAAGGCGCTGGGCGTCACATCTGTACGAACCTTGGAAGGAACCGTGGTGCTGTCTGTGAAGACGCGCTACTCCACACAGGATTGGGACGAGTTCAAAAAATTCGTGCTGGCCCATGAAGCTCTTGAGCTGCTGGAGAAGCGCATCGCACAGACCAACATGGCTCAGTTCTTGGAAGAAAATCCGGGCAGCATGCCTCCCGGTCTCAACTCGTCGTCCGAGTACGACATATCTGTACGGAAACCAACATGAACACAAAACCCTTAGAAGGTGCCCCACTGGTTGCGGGCATGCAAGAAGGCTTCAGAACAGAAGCCGATGCCATCGAGGTATGGCGCACGCTCAAAAACCCATACGAGTTCAAGCTCAAGTACATTGTCACCCCGTTAACGGGCACGACGATCGCCGTAGTCCTTGTGAAGTGTGACCCCGAAGACTACAAAACATTTTTGCAATTTGGCGAAATCAAATAAGAACGCCCACATGACCAAAGTAACCAAAACCTTGACTGAAAAAGTCATGGACGAAACCTTGGTGCCATTTGCACCAGAAGTAGACAGCACCGACTACTGGAGACGCGAAGCCGCATTGGAGAAAGCTCTCCAGTTCCACAAGACCAACGGCGGCATGATGCACCCCATGCAGCTTGTTGACCACGCCACAATCTTTTTATCATTCCTTAACGGAGAAATCAAATGAGCAACGTAACCCTTTTCAACCCCTCCCAAGTCCCAGCTTTTGCACGCAACGCTGAGCTGTCCGCAACCACTCTCGCCTTGGCTGGCGGTGCTGGCCCATCCGGCGTTAAGCGCGTCTCGATTAAAGGCGGTGTGTTCCGCTTGCTGTCTGCTGGCAAAGAGATCGCAGCCATTGATGAGCGTTATCTGGATGTCATCATCGTCAAGGCCGCGCCCAAGGTCAGCCGTATTTTCTACGCTGGCTCCTACGACAAGGACGCTGCCGCTGCTGCACCTGACTGCACATCCGCTGACGGTGAGAAGCCCGATGCTGGCGTGAAGAACAAGCAGGCATCCACCTGCGCTCAGTGCCCACAGAACATCTCTGGCTCGGGTACGGGCAACAGCCGCGCATGCCGTTATCAGCAGCGCCTCGCTGTGGTCTTGGCCAATAACCCTGAAGGCGATGTGTTGCAGGTCACCCTGCCAGCTACATCCATCTTCGGTAAGGAAGACGGCGGCAAGCGCCCACTGCAAGCGTATGCCCGTTACATGGCAGCGCAGACCCCTCCGGTCAACCTTGACACCATCGTGACCCGTATGAAGTTCGACACCAAGGCCGAGTCGCCCAAGCTGGTGTTTGAAGCTGCACGCTGGTTGACCGATGAGGAGTACACCGCAGCGCAAGAGCAAGCGGCCTCTGACGATGCAGCCAAGGCAGTGTCAGCAACCCCTGCGGCTATGGACGGTGTGGCTGTTGCACCGCTGGCCATTGAAGGTAAGCGCCCTGCACCCAAGCCTGCTGTTGAGATCGACGAGGAAGAAGCCGAAGTGTTGGCCACCGCCACCACCCCAAGCAAGAAGGCCAAGGCCAAGCCCGAGCCAGTCGAGGAAGACACAGCCGAGGAGCCAGAAGTGCGCAAGGCCGCTGCTGCCAAGCCCACCGCCGTACCAGCGAAGAAGTCCAAGCTGGCTGACATCGTGTCCGATTGGGATGACGAGTAGCAAGAATCGGGGGCTGTTAAGCCAGCGTTCGAGGATGGTGACTTGCGGATTTTCTGGCTTTCCCCCGCAACTTGTCGAAACCCAAATCGAAGCCCCCACCTAACACTATGGCCTATTCACAAAAAGTCATCGATGATGTGATGAACACCCCCAAGTCTCTGGGCAACCAGCTTGGGCGGTGGGCGATCCATTACGATTTACCTGCGGCAAAACTAGCCAAAGCACTGGGGGTATCACGGCAGACCGTGTACAACTGGTTCACTGGCACTGAGGTTTTTGTTGCATACCAATTTCGCGTCGAGAACATGCTGCGTATCTTGCAGCATGCCAAAAACAAAACACATGCTTGGAGCACGCTATGTCAAGAATACAACCTCGAACCTTGAGCACGCAGGAGTTGATTCGTTTTTGCGCAGATTTCATTCAAGACGAAGACGGCTTGCCCAAGGACTGGCAGCTTGAGCTGCTGCGCCGCATCACAATACTGGCCCCAGATAACGAGCACCCAACGCAAGACCCACGTCAACGCGACCTGTTCCTGCAAAACTAAAACCCAAGGATAGTAATGGAACCGCTTGATTTTTTAGCGGCTGTTCTGCCGTCTCCGCAATATGGGAGATACTGTGTGGCAGAGTTCACAGCGAAGAAAGAGCATGTGTTTACAGACACGCTCGCGCAGACACAGGAACCAGTAGCACGGTGGCTGGCCAAGAAGAACGACATTTATTTTGCACTGTCCACATTCAGTGAAGAGAACAACCGTACCGCTGCCAACGCCCGGTACATCAAGTCCATGTTCATTGACATGGACGGGTACGCATCCAAGAAGGATGCCGCCCAAGCGCTCAATGCTTTTATGGAAAAGACAGGCCTTAGTGCTCTTGGCACGCCTTGGATTGTTGGCTCTGGTGGAGGGCTACACTGCTACTGGCCGTTGACCGAACCTATCCCAGTAGAGGCATGGAAGCCCGTGGCGGAGAACTTCAAGCGCCTGTGCAAGCAAGAGGAGATGGCGATCGACATGACGGTCACCGCCGATGCCGCCCGTGTCTTGCGTATCCCCGGCACGATGAACTTCAAGAAAAAGTATCCTGCGCCGCGCCCCGTGCGCATACTGACTGAAGGCGATACGTTTGACTTTGATGCGTTTGCCGCAATCATGCGAGATAAACTGGCAGGCTCAATATACGCGCCTGCGGATGCGGTGCCCAAGCTGGAGCTGCCCGGGGTAAGGCCCACAGCATCGCGCAACGCTACGACCGTTAAGCTCTTTGAGAACAGCACGACTTCGTTCAAGAAAATATGGCTGGCTACCAAAGAAGACAAGGGCTGCGCTCAGCTTGCCAACTATGTTGAGAACGCACAAGACGAGGGCATGGAGCCGATATGGCGCGGGCTGTTGTCATGGGCTAAGGTGTGCGCGGACGGCCCCAAGGCGGCGGTGTGGCTGAGCCAGATGCACCCATACGATGCAGACCGCATGAACCAGAAACTGCGCGAGATCAAAGGCCCGTACGCCTGCGTCAAGATGGACAGCGAGAGCCCGGGCATCTGCCAGAACTGCCCAAACTGGGGCAAGATCACCAACCCCCTTATCCTTGGCCGAGAGATCGACGTGGATACCAGTGAGAAAGAGATTGAGGTTGTGGTGCAGTCCGAAGGCTACGCCGCACCGAAAGAAGTTGTTAAGGTGCACCGCCCCCAGCCTCCCCGTGGGTATGCGTATGGCACAAACGGCGGCATATTCATGGAGCGCATGGTCGAGGACGAAGAAGGCGGCAAGTCCAAGAAGCAAGTCATGCTGCTGCCCTACGAGCTATTCGTAGTGGACATCCTTAACAGCAACAACGAGCACACGGTGCACATGCTGGCGCTCAAGCCTGAAGGTGCTGTAAACGTGACGATGGCGCAAAAGGCGGTGGTCAGCAAGGACGAAACAGTCAAGGCACTGGCAAGCCAGAACATAGTAGCCGCATTTGGCTCCGGCAATGACAAGAACCTATTTGAATACGTTAGAGCATGTGTGGAAGAGTCCAGCACAAACAAAGCAGCAGTCGTTGTCCCCGCCAGCTATGGCTGGCAGTCCGATGACTCGTATGTGTTTGCAGGGCGCATCTTTAGTAAGCATGCCCCGCCCGTAAAAGTGCCCATGCCCGGGCTAGAGAACATCACCGTTAACACGGAGCCTCGCGGGACAATGGAGGCATGGAAAGCGTTTCCAGAAATGCTGATCCAGCGCAAGATGTGGAACCACCTAGCCATCATGCTGGCAGGTATCTCTGCCCCGCTGATGCGCTTCACGGGTATCTACGGACTGACGTATCACTGCGCCAGCACCGAGTCAGGTACGGGTAAGACGCTATCGCTGGAGGCAGCGGCATCGTTCTGGGGACACCCCACCCACTACCGCACAGGTAAGAGCACATCGCCTGTCGCCATGCAGCAGCGCCTTGGGCTGCTCAACAGCCACCCCCTCATTACGGATGAGATCACATCCAAGAACCGCTCAGATTTCGAATGGCTTCCTGAGTTCCTGCTGGACATGACCGAGGGCCGAGGCAAGGAGCGTATGGAGTCGGGCTCCAACAAAGAACGCTTGAACCTGTCCACATGGATGACGACTTGCCTGATGTCATCGAACACGCACGTTGTGGACTACCTGACCGGGGGCCGCAAGCACTCATCCGAAGGGGAGCTTCGCCGCTTGATTGAATTTGTCCTTGACCAAGAGCTTGCATGGGAGCCGCACGAGATTGAGATCGTCAAGTCTTTGCAGCACAACTACGGGCACGGCGGGTTTGTAATGGCGCAGTACCTAGCCAGTAACGTGGACTCATTCCCAGAGCTGGTGCGCACATGTGTGCAGAACATGTACAAAGAGTTTAAGGCTACCAACGATGAGCGCTTTTGGATGGCAGGCATTGGTGCTGTTGTAGCTTCTATCGTGGTGCTTAAAGACGCAGGCATCATCGAAATTCCGGTGCGTCCTATTTTGAATGCCTTTAAGAAAGCTTTAGAAAATATGCGAGTTAGCATGAAAGTCAGCGCCCGTACCGCAGAAGATGTACTGAACTCCTTTACCCGCGACAACTACGGCAATTTCGTGGTCATCAAACCCGGCGCTGGCGGGCTGATGGCAGAGCTAGGTAGCGGCAGTCAGATCGACCAGACAATTACGCGCAGCAAGGTTTTGGGCCGTGTGGAGCACGAGCTTACCAGCGGGTTTATCGACTACTACATTGAGGAGCAACTGCTCAAGGCTTACTGCGCCTCGATGAGTTTTGGGTACTCGTCATTCAAGCGTGGGCTGGAGGACTTGTTTGTGGTGGAGTACATGAAGAAAGATATGATGGCCAAGACCAAAGGCCCGCAGATGCGGGTGCAGGTAATGAAGATTCGCCGCCGAGTGGAGGAAGTGGATGAAAGCATTATCAATCCGGTTCCCGTGGAGCAAGACTGAAAAAGGGCAGGGGTTCTTCGTCCCTTGCCTTGACACACAACTCATCAAAGAGACCGGGCTTCGGCAGGCGGTATCGCAGCGATTACTGGATGCCCGCGCCGTGCCCGGTCTTTATACTGGCGTCATTGGAGTTTGGTTCTATCGGCCTGCTCCCGCACGGTCTTCGCAAACGCGATCTTCTGCTGCTTCAAATCATCCAGAATCCGCCGCTTCTCATCCGGCGGCATATCCGAAGCCCTGATAGCCTGCTCACTCTTCATGAGGTTTTGCATGTAGCTCTTAAAGCTAGTTTGCAGACCTGACTCGGCATAGGCCTGCAAGTTCTCTTGCAGGTAGCGCTGTGCTTCGTTAACCCGCCCTTTAGCAATCATGTCCTGATACGTGGCCTTGACTTGCGCAGCCTCTTGCAACCGATCGTATGTAGCGTTGATGATCCCACTTGCATCCTTAGGCTGGAACAAACTGCCCACCAAACGCATCTCTGACAACCGCTTGGTTGGGCCTTCTGGGCCTGCTTCGGTTGGGATGGCAAAGCTGAGCGCATCCACCAGCGCCAGACCTGTTGCGCTCAAATAGCCTTGGATCAAGTGATCGACCTTGATTGGAGATACGTTAATCATCTTGCCCACCAGCTTAGCCAACTCAGTGGTGTTCTCGCGGTAGCGCTGGCCCGGCTCCAACGTCTGCTCGTGCGCGGACTCCAAGTCGCGCCCTGTGTAAAACGACTTGCCAAGCCCTGCTTCCAGTAGCGGCTTGACGGCTTGCGGCATACCGTAGGACGAACCACCGGGGATGATCTGCAAAGCAATTTGCTTGAAAGCTTTAGCTGCTTCCTCGTCACCGTTCTCGTTCATCATGGTGTTGACGATCGCTTCTGGAATGGCTTTGAAGATGTAGCCAATTTCAAATGGAATTGGTACGCGCACGGCCTCATCAAAGCCCGGCACATAGATGAACCAGTTTCCGTACTTCTGCTCTGGCGTAGCGTTCTGGTAGCTCTCGTCGTCTTGCATCAGGGCAGCATACGTCATGGTCATAGCAGCGATCATCATGCCACGCTGGTACAGTTTCTCCCGAATCTTGAGCTTCTCGTTGAACGGCATGTTGCCTGAGAACGCTTTAAATAGCACGTTCATGGACTGAATCTGTGCGTTAAAGAATGGGATTATGGTCGCCAACGTGTGCAGCGCAGGCGACATGCCGCGCTTGGCAAAGTTCATTGACTCCAGCGCCATGTAAGTGGCTTCCATCTCAGACAAGCCTTGCTTGATGTAGCTGTTGTACTGAGCGCGGCGGGTCAGCGCATCGGCCTCCATCGACATGGACTCCAGCTTAGCCAAACCCTGCGCCCAGCCAGATTTGTTTGCCGCCATATCGCGCAGCACCATAGCCAAGTCTTCTTGCGTGCCTGTAAACACCTGCCCGCCAGTAATACCGCGCTGCTCCAAAGTCTTGCCGGAAGCTTTTCCTACTTCTTTCAGAGCGCCAAAGACTGGCGCAAAGTCCGCGCCTGACAGCAAGGGTGCGGCCAACGAGTCACGGAACAACTGGCGTGCTGCATACAGTGGGTTGAGCACCACAGCCTTGCGCAATGCGCGGGCTGGGCCCCCCATCAGTTTGGTCAGGATGGTGTTCTGGGTCGGGATACCCTCCATGCCCTTGACCACCAAATCAGCGGGGATACCTGTAGGAAACTTCTTGCCGCCAATGACTACATCGTCTGTGTTGAGCATGGCAAACTTGTCTTCGCCCTTGTCTTTAAACTTGACCACGTTAGTGCCCGAAGCGCTGTCGCCCTTGCCGATAGTAGCCATGCCCAGTTCTTGCAACTCAAACACAGCGTTCTTGGTAGCCAAATTACGCAATGACATATCGGTCAGCATGTTGGTGTTTTGCACCGCGCTGGTCATGAAGTCAAGGATAGGCTCGTCACCACCAGTTAACTCTTTCAAGTAAGGCTGCTCTTTGGTGTTACCAATGCGGGCGATGGTCTGGTTGCCCAGCATCATATCCACGCCGCCGTTGCGTTCACGGTAGTAAGGCACGTAGTCGCCAGCTTGGATCAGTTTTTCGCGTGTGGCAGCAGAGATGGCTCCGGTCTCCACAGCAAACTGAAGCATGTCCCGGTTGTACATGTTGTACTCCCGCTGGGCTTGCTCGTAGATAGCCTTAAGGCCCGGGGTGTTGGCAATAGCGTCGCGCACATCTTTCAGGTCAGCTTCGGTTACCTTGCCGCCGTAGTTCAATACAGATAAGCCCACACGCTCCGCACGTTTAGCAATCAAATACATGGAGAACAAACGGCTGTTACCTTCTGGGCTTCCGACCAGATCGTTGCCTTTCTTCAAGACGTTGACCACGCCCTTCAAGCTGGCTCCGCCAACGCTCTCAACAATACGCTCGGTGCGGCCATCGGCACGCTTTTTCTCAGTCAACTGCAATGCACCGTTACCCACAGACTGCGCCACAAAGTTCATGCGCTGGTCGTACATGCGGGTGTAGTACATCATTTGCAGCCCCTTAAAGGAGTCCATGTACTTGGAGAGTTTCTCCAGCGGCGCAAAGCGATCGACAAAGTTTGTCATCAGCTTCAGGCCCGCACCCTCTTCCTTGATGGTCGCCATGACTCCGCGCTGTTTGGCAATCGCTTTGTCGGCTGCTGCGCCTGCCCGGGCCAGTGTGGTGTTGGCGTACACAGGATCAGTGCGATAGTTAAGCCCATCGGTCTGTGCAATACCTTTGCCAGCTTCCCCGCCCTCAACCACAAACCTACGAGCGTTGGCTACGATTTGACGGACAGCTTCATCGGACACCGTATCTTTAAAGCCAAGGGTATCCTTGATAAATTTCTTAACGGCATCGTACACTTTGCGCAAAGTGCTGCGAGTATCAGGCGCGTTGGGATCGGTCTCAGCCATATCGGCCAGCACTTCCTCAACGGCAGTTTCAAGACTCAAGTTCTTGTTGGCGTTTCGCTTAGCGTCAGCTTGCTCCCGCACTTTTGCGTTGCCTGCGTAGGCTTCTTGCATGGTTGTGTTGTACGTTGCGCCCAACATTGTTTGCAAGCCGTAGTGGCCTGTAGCTTCGTGGGCAATAGTTGCAACAACATCTTCTGCGCTGTGCAGGTTAGACGCCACAAGGTACACGTTCTTGGTTTGCGCATCGTACAGACCGGGCATGCGCCCGGTCATGTTATCCCGCTCTGCTTGGTTACGGATGCGAACAGGCAAGCCGCGCTCATCAGCAACCACAACAATCTTCGGCGCGTTAACCCAGCCCTCAGTTACGCGATCAACAAGGCGTTGCACTTCGGCAGGCGTTGACCCGGGGCCAGTTTGCTCGGCGGTACGGTAAACAACATCTTCATTTCCAATCGTGTCCTTGCCTGTAAAGGAGGTGTACCCGCTTGGCAAACCCACACCCTCGTCGCCTGTCTCCGCAACTTCTGCTTTTTCTTGTTCCGCAAGGAAACGATCTTTTGCCAACAATGTTTGGTTAAGGACGCGCTCTGCGCTTTGAATATCATTGCGCAGTTTTTCCCGGTTCTTTGCATGGAAAGGTTTAATCTCGTCCTTTGGAATCAGGTTCAAGTCGTACAGCTCGTTAGCCATCCGATCAGCCATCACAGTCAGCCGCTCGATGTTGCTGTCCATTGCTTCAAGAATCTGGTTCTGCGCTTCAATGCTCTTAGCAGCAAACTCAGCTTCCAGTTCTTTGGGTGTCTTGGCGGCGTTGACCCGGGCCACAAATGCGTTGGCATCTGCAACAGCTTTCTCAGATGGAAGCGGTGTAAGCTCACGCTTTTCAACAATTGGCTGACGCGTAATTCCTACGTTCTCTTTGGACTCAGGCGTCCCCCCACGAAGCTTGCTTGGGGCAGCAGACTGAACACGCGCGGCTTGAGACACTTTGCCAACTTGTTTCGGTTGTAAAGAATCAATCAGCGCCTGCTGCTCGTTGATGTCGGTTTGCAGCTTGGCAACACGCTCTGCACGTTCCTTTTGTTTGGCTTCTGTCTTGGGCATGGCTGCTTTTTGCATAGCCGCCATCGCTTTCTCCAATACCGCCATGCGATCCGTGGCGCGGCCAAGTTCTTGGACGCGATCAATTTCAGCATCGAACTGTTCTTGCTCAGTAACACTGGCTTTTTTGCCCCGTTCGCCCGCAACGTTTTTGCCTGTCAACACATTGGTGCGGGTTATGCCCAAGCGGTTAGACCGCTGCGCTTGAAGCACTGCGCGTTCTTTCAAAAACTCTTTGTAGCCTTTGGCCCGATCGGTTTGAGATTTACGCAACGTCTCCAACCTAGCACGCATTTTGGCAAGTTGTTCGGGCGATGTCTTACCGGCTTCGGCCTTGGCTTTAATGTCCCGCGCCAGAGAAGTAATCTCTTGGCCTTTTTTGACAATGTTGGCTTGCTTCTTGGCAATCGTGCGCTCAAGCTTATCCGCCCGCGCATTAAGTACCTTGGTAACTTCTGCGTAAACTTCAGGGTCGCTGGATGTGGTGCGCTGGGCTTCCAACATGGCAGCTTGTTTCCTGACCCGTGCTTTTGTAAAGTCTTCAATCGACTTACGCAGGGTTTCAATGCGCTTGTTCCCTGCTTCAATTTGCTTTTCCAGTTGCGCAATTTGATCGAACACCGGTTTGGCTTCTTTCAAATGCTTGCGAGGGCCACGGTACGACTTGGCTTTTTCTTGCGTCTCATCCAGCTTGATTTGCGCCAACTCCACGCGCACTTGCATCTCTTCAACGCCTGCCTCCATCTCGTCAATGAAAGCGTCCAGATTGTTGAAGTCTTCTTCAGTCAGCGCAGCCAGCTCCAACATTTCTTGGCGCTTGGAGAAATCAATACGTTGGCCCGGGATAGCTTCAAGACGAGCCGTGCTTTCTTGGAACGCTTTTAAACGCGCACGGTCTTGCGCAGTTACTCGATCACGCTCCGCCGCAGACATTGGCTCAATTGGAACGTTTGCCATCTGCGCGGCAAAGCTACGCGACTCAGACGTTGCCAAAATTTCGTCTTCAATGTTCTGCGCTTTTTTAGCCTCAAGGGTTTTAGCGTTTTGAGCTTTCTCAATCTCTTTGTCGATGTCCGATATTTCTTTATTGATGCCGCGCAGGGAATCAAACGCTAATTCTTTGGCCGTACCAATTTCTTTTTTGATGGCTAATATTTCGGGGTGTTGAGAAATGTTGACATCCAAATCTCTTGCCGCCATCTCCAAGTCAAGGCCCGCACGCAATAACGCCCGAGCAGCGTTGTCCATCTTGCGCTCTTCTTCTTGAGCATCAAGCTGCAACTGCAAGTCATTGTTTAAGAATGTAATAAACGCAGACGAAGGGATATATGGATTTACGCGCTGCGTTTCCATTAAGTCTTGCAAATCAGCAATCTCTTGCTGCAAACGCGCAACTGTGCGCGGCTGCACTACGCGGGCTTTAGACAACTGCTTTTGCAAATCTTGCAGCTTTTGCTGTGACTCATACAGCAGCGGGTTGCGTTGACGCTGAAGTGCTTTGATAACTTCTTGCTGTGCGACTTGGATGCCGGGCAGTTTTTCGGCAAGGCTTCCTAGTTTGTTGCGTGCTTGGCGCAGCGCTTCTTTTGCTTTGGCAGTTTCTTGTGCGGCCTCAACCGCACGGTCGTCCATGTTTTTAAAGTTGGCAATGTTGTCCGCAATCAAGCGGCTGGTTTCTTCCGAACGCTGCGCAAGCTGCTCCACTTGAGTTCGAGCTTGCATGTAGCTAATGCGTAACGGTTCCAGCTCATCGCTCAAACGATTCAGCACAGCTTCAAGGCGCACCTCGGCATCGGCCACAATGTTCTTGGCGGCTTTGCTTTCGATTGTTTGTTGCTCAGCCAACTTGGCCTTGCGGTCTTGCAGCGCGGAAATTTGCTTGGTAATTCCTTCAATCTTGGCTTCGTGCTCTTTAACTTGTAGGCCCAGACGGGCTACAGTCTCACGCGCAATGCCCATTTCCTGACGAGACACCTTTAAGTAATTACTTGCCAAGTACTTGTTCAGCTCTTCAAATGACTCAAAGATTGTGCCTTGCTGCATTGGGGCGTAGCGCTCGGCAGCGCTGCCTTGCAAAGGACCACGATCTTCTGGAGCCACGTACTGCACTTTGCCGTTGACGATCCGTGTGGCGGACTGCGGGGCCACTTGCTCGGGCATGAACTCCGCGCCCAGCTCTTGCTGAACGGCAGTACGTGTTGGTTTGGCGGCGAGGCCAAACGCTGTCTCACGAGTAGGGGTCTCGGTTTCTGAAATCTTGCCGCGCTCAAGCGTGGCCAATTCATTCTGCACATCCCGAGTCATCTCAGGACTTGAGCGTCCAGTTGTGGAGACACGGTTAAGCCACTCGCCCACCATGTTGCGACGGTCTTCGTTGGCAGATACCGCCCCAAAGTTATCGGCAATCTGCTCCAGTATCGACAAGGTTTGCGGGTCGTACCGATTGCGCTGCCCAAATGCTGCGTCCATCTGGGTGAGCAGCATGTCTCGGGTTGTTGCAGTCGGAACAGCTTGTGCGGCTCCGTATGTACCGGTCTGCGTACCTGCACGCCACCTAGCTGCCAGTGCCTCAAAAGCAGGCGTAATATCATTACCGTAG